GGTCCTGACCAACAACCTAGAGAAATGGCAGTACTAAGACGTGTACCTAGATATAAACTAGCTCAAATCTATCCTGAGTTTGCAGAACAAATATTAAAACAAGATGATGACGAAGAATCAACACCAGATACTGCAACTCCTTTTATGTCTTACGAAAACAACAGAGAACAAGGTTGGGAAGACAATACATACTCAGGTGTAAGAATTATTGAATACTATGACATGGGTGGTACTTATGTAGTGTTCCCTGAAAAGAATATGATTCTTGACTTTATACCTAATGTATTATCTACACCACCTTTTGTATTTATGAAGAAAGTTTCTTTTGACCAACTAAAAGGTCAATACGACCACGTTATAGGACTAATGGCTATGATGGCAAAAATTAACATAATGTCTGCAATTGCGATGGAAGATTCTGTGTTTACAGAAACAAACATATCAGGAGAGATAGAATCCGGACAATACAGAAAAGGCAGATTTGCGGTTAATTATCTAGCTCCTGGTACACAAGTTTCTAAACCAATGAATAACATACCATATCAGTTGTTTCAACAAATTGATAGATTAGAGCGTCAGTTACGAATGGTCGGAGGTTACCCTGTCACCGATGACTCCCAAAGTCCTAATTCATTTGTAACTGGTGCCGGTCTATCAGAATTGAACAGCACTATGTCACTTATGATTTCTGAATACAGAGATATCATAAAAACAGGCATGGTAGCTATGGATGAAAAACGTTTAGAGATGGACGTTGTATTATCTTATTCAACAGGAGTAAACAAGAAACCTATTGTAGGTTTTTACCAAGGCTCTGCATTTAGTGAGAACTACCAACCACTTAACGATATAGGTGGCGACTTTAGAACAAGACGTATCTATGGTGTTATGGCTGGATTTGATGAACCACAAAAAATTGTGACTGGGTTGCAATTGTTACAAGCAGGTGTTATAGACGTAGAAACATTACAAGATAATATTGACGGTTTAGAAAATATAGCAAAAGTACAAGAACGCATTAGAAAAAATAAAGCTGAATCAGTTTTATTTGATAGTATTTTAGCTAGGTCTGCACAAGGTGATGCTGCAGCTACGATGGCTGCTATAGCTATTTATGAGTATCCTGGAGCTGTAACAGAAATAATGAAACAGTTCTATACTCCACAAGAGCCACAGATGTCACCTGAGGAAGAAGCTATGATACAACAACAAATGATGCAACAACAACTAGGTGGTGGTGATGTTCCTACAATGGCACAAGCATTTGGATTATCTTAAAATGCAAGAATATTTTGATTCTGAGTTTTGGGATACCATTTATCATGAATATGGTGTAACAGACGAGTTAGATATATTATCAGAAGAAGTAGCAGAAATAATTACTCCTATGCCAGGAATAATTGTTTTGATTACTAGGGAGTTTTATGGCAAAGAATCGTAGAGGTGGGTACAGACAACCAAAAAAACCTGCACCTGTAGCTACACCACAAGGTGGACAAAGAACTGATGGAGGCCCAGGAAGTAGTAAACAACCCCTTAGAAGGCTACCTGACGCTGATTATGGTGCAAATAAAGCATTTGTAGAACAACAACAGGCTGCACCACTACCAAAACAAAATCCAATGGCTGTATCACCTAATGTCTTTGCACCTACAGAAAGACCAGGAGAACCTGTTACACAAGGACAACCTATAGGAGATGGTGCTGGTCCTACTGTTATAGCTGATAATACTGATGCTATATTGCAAGCTTTGTATCAAATTAATCCAACACCTACATTATTGGAGATTATTAACAATAGGAATATATAGTGGGATTTATACTCAACGACAGGAATGAGTATTATGACATACTTAATTCACGTAGACAACTAGAACAACAAGCAAGTCAATATAATGCTTTGTTACAAGATAATCCGCAACAAGTATTAGAAAACCTAGAAAAGTATCCTACTGAATTAGATACAGGTACTGCACTAGGTATGAGTATTTTAGGAATACCACCTGAATACCAAGCTGTAAAAGAAATAGCACAGTCTAGTAGAACTAATAAACTTTATAACGAAGCTAAATTGTGGCAAGAACTACAACAAAGATATCAACATGACCATGTAGAGAACAATATGAAAATGTCATGGGGTGATTTATGGACAGGTGGATTAATGCCAGGAGGAGCTAAACCAGGTGATGTGCAATATGGTGTGTGGGCATTTGCTGCTTTAGATGCTTTCTTTCAAACAGTAGGCCCATCAGGTAAATGGTCTGTTATAGGTTCTGCTGTAAATGCTTTAACACCTGGACAACCTATGAAAGTTGGTAGGTCACAAGCATATCTTAGAGATTTAAGGTCATACGATAAATTACTTAAACAAGGCTATTCATCACAAAAAGCACAAGATATGTTGCAAATAGACCTAAGTGGTACACAAGTGTCTGGATTAGGACAAGAACTAGGTACTAAAGAAGAACTTAAACAACAAATTGATATGATAGCTGAAGCACATAAGATGGGTGGTGAACCTGTACTTTCAGCTATGTTTAGAGCTGTATCAGAAGGTAAACCATTAAACTTTGATAGAAGTACTAAAATTACTTTAGAGTCTGTAAAAGCAGAAAAAACACCATACTACGTTGCTTTAACTACAGATTATGGAATGTCACCAGACCAAGCTAGAGATTTTATTTATAAGAACATTGGAGCACCATTAAAGAATTTTGATGAAAATGGAGAAATACATTACACATCTGCATTTAATCCAAATAAAATTAATTTCTTTGCAGGTAGAGCACAACAAAGATTCTTTTGGGCAGGGCAATCAGAACAAGATTACTTTAGACCTGAATGGGCAGATAGAGATATATTGCTTGAATACTCACCAGGTAGAGTAACTGCAGCTGAAGTCTTTGCACCAGGCTCAAAAGCATTTAATGTTATGTCAGGTTTAACTGACGCAGCATATCAAATAGCACCAGAACTTTTAGCTGGTAAAGGTATTAAAGGTGTAAAGAATATTAATAAAGGTTTACGTAGAGTAAATCCAGCTATGGAACTTCTTGACGAAGGTGCATTAGTAAAAGGTACAGCATTTAGTAAAAAACGTGTACGAGTTAGTAGTAAAAACTTAGCAGATAATATTTTAGAAGAAGTAGGACCAGAAATAGATGGAGTTACTGGAACAGGTAATTTAAGTAAATTAGTTAATAATGCAGGACAATTGCTTACAAATCAATCAATTGGTAAAGATATTACTACTACTAAAAAAGCACTTAGAAAAATTAAAAAAGAACATACTTTATTTGGTAGAGTTCCTAGATTCTTTCAAACAACTAAAGATGAAATATTAAACAGTAATACTAATGTTGAGTTTTTTAAAGCATTAGCAGAAGAAGATAACTTGTATTTAATTAGTAATAATCCAATTACTAGACATTTACCTGCACAAGTACAAACAGATATAGCAACAGAAACTGATTGGAGAAAAGTACAAGGTATGTTTGATGACATGATTTCTTCATCAGGTTATGCAATACGTAATGATGCTGGACAAATGGTACCATTTCAATTACCAGGACGTATGTTACCTAAGACTGGTTCGCTTGCTCTTAATAAATTTATGCAATCTACTGGTTTAAATCCTAATGCTAGCTATAGAACATTTGGTAGCTGGGCAGGAGAAAAAACTAGAAAACTACGTGAAGGTGTATTTCCTATACGTAAGTCAAGAAAAGAACCTACTAAGTTAGTAGAAGTTGGTAATGAAGCTGTTATTGATACTATGGATGCTGTATCAGATAAAGCATCAGCATTAGCTAAGTTAGAAAATGCTACACCATCATACGTATTAGAAAAGTTAGATATTGCAGGTGCACCTAAGTTTGAAAGATATTTAGGTTTTAGTTCTAACTTTAACTCTACTTACAATCCTTACTACAGAAAACTATTAGGAGTTGTTCCTGACATGGGAATACCTCTTAATAATTTAAATGTAGGATACAAACAGTTATCTTCTCATTTGCAAATTAATGGTTATGACGCAGATACTGCTAATAAAATTATGCAAGATTTTATGAAAATAAACCCATTAGATAAACCTGCATACAGAGATTTTGCTTTTCAACAAGCATCAAGAGATTTAAAAATGGTAAGAGCTAGAGGTGGTAATCACGAATATATAGCAGACCATGCAGCAAATATGTTTGAAGGTTTAAACAAAATGAAAATATATGCTACTGATGCAGATAGAAACATACTTCCTAACATAGGTTCTAACTACAGAGGTTTTGAAATAAATGAATTAGGTTATGCAACTGATGAACTAGGCAATGCTGTAACTACTATGAGTGGTTCTATGTTTAGCGAAATGCAAGACAATATTGCACCTTTGTTAGATTATAGATTGTTAGAACGTGCTTTAGGACCTTTATTTAAAGCATATCCAGATAATCAGTTTAAAGCTACAAGTATTCTTTCTGATTCTAAAAAATATGTTAAATATAAAACACAACACTTCTCATGGAACAAAGCAGAAGATGCTATACCAAATCCATTTGATGATGGAATATTAAATGTTAAAAGATTAGAAAATAACTTTGTAAGTAATGTTATGTCTTTTTATACAAGAAACTTATTTAAACCATTTGTGTTAATGAGAGCTGCATTCTTTACACGTGTGTTTATGGAAGAACAAGCACGTATAGCTGTAAAAGGTTTATCTAGTATTTACAATAGACCATATGAATATTTTCAATGGTTAGCTGCACATAATCCTAATTCACGTGCAGGTAAGATATTAGAAAAATTACCTTTTAGTAAATACAAAGGTGCTCAATACAATCCAGATGCAGTAGATTTTTTAATGCAAGAAGAAGTTATGGAAGCTATGCAAAAAACTATGCGATACGAAGATATTGCTGGTGGTGCTAACAAAACTAAAAATAACAAATACATTGAGTATTTAGGTAGAAGTACTGCAGAACTTACAGAACCACAAATAGTTGAATCTGTATATCACGAACTAAGATTGTTAAGAAGTGACCCATTAGCAGTTGCTGTGGCTAGACATGGTTATGGTAGTGACGAACTAGCTGCATGGATTGCAAGTCCTGCAGGTAGAGAAGCTAGATTACAATTTATTAGATACAAAGGTAAAAAAGCTGCAAACTTTATAAATGATAACCATAGAGATTTAGACCAACATTTACAATATTTAGAGTCAAGAATAAGAATTATATCTGGTGGTACATTTGATATTGCTAAAGATGCAGCAAAAACTAAAACAGGAATGTTTACTTATGCATTACGTAAAGGTGGTAATGGTGGAAACTCTGCTATAAGAAACATGGTTGCTGAAGGTAAACTTACTAAGTTTGGTGCTACAGGTAGTAATAAAAAAGACATTGTAGAATTTTTTAGTACAGAAGATGTATTTCTTAAAAAGTTTAAAAAATCAAAAGTTACTGATGAGTTAGCGAAATACTATAACAAAAAAGATGGTATTAATCCAGGTACTCTTACACAGATTGTAGATAAAGCCGAAGATATGACACCACAAAACTTTTTAGGACAAGTAGAAGATATGATGAACAATGCATATCAAGCAATATTTGATAGGTTAATGACTAAACCTATTGGATATTTAAATCGTTCTACTACATTTAAACAATTTAGATGGATGTATATACAAGATAGATTTCAAGATTTTGATAAAGGTTTAAGAACTAAATTTATTAACGAAGCTAGAGAAGCTGGTGTACCAAAAGATATTATTGAAGAAATGGTTGGATTAAATAAATTATACAAACCAGGAAAAATATCAGATTATGAAGTAATGAATACAGAATCTAAAGCTTATGCATTAGCAGGTGTTAAAGAATTATTATATGATACAAGACAAAGACATACACTATCTGACAAGCTTGTAAATGTATTTCCATTTATTGAAGTTTGGTTTGAAGTATTCCAAACATGGGGACAGTTATTTGGCGAAAACCCATATGTATTAAGAAAAGCACACTTAGGTGTACGTGGTGGTGGAGCAGCAGATGCATTAGGTTCTAGCTCAGAAGATGGTTTTATATCACCTGACCCTATGGACCCAACTAGAGATGTATTTGTTTATCCATTTGGTGGTTTTATGAGCAACATAATATTTGATGATGAACTCGTAAATGGAGAACAAAATGTACAAATATCTCCTAGAGGACAATTACAAGGTGTTAACTTGTTAGCACAAGGTTTTGTACCTGGTCCTAACTCTTTAGTAGCATTTGCTATAGACAAAGTATTACCAAAAATAGAAACAGCTTCTACAAAATTAGGTGCTAAATATGGTTGGGCTAATGACTTTGAGAAGTTTTTGTTTGGTGATTTTCCACCACCAGATGAATTATCTGATGTATTTGCTGTATCTCCTGTTTATAAAAAAGGTAGAGCAATGTTATTAGAACCAGAAGATTTTGAATATATAACTGAAAATAGTAGCGAAGTAGAAAAAATGCGTGCTAAGAAAACTATTGATGTATTTAGATGGGGTGTATCTGCTGGTGAGCCTAAGAGATTATATGAATCAGGAAAGTTAGATGTTTACTTAGATAAAGTTGCACCTAATACAGCTAAAGCTAATTTAAATCAAGGACAAATAGAGTTAGCTTACTTAGAGTATGCAAAAGAAAAATCAGGTACTTTGTTTGCATTTGAGTTTATGGTGCAGTTTTTTGGACCTACTGGATTTAAACCAGAGTTTTTTGTTGAAGATAAACAAGGACATTTGTGGGGACAAGCTGCTTTGTATGAAGAATATATCAGAATTAGAGAAAAAAACAATGGTAATGATATAGCTACATACAATGAATATTTAGAACTATATGGTTTAGAACATCCTTATATGATGAGTCCTAGGACACAATCAGAAGTAGGTAAACAAAATACAAGTGTTAGAGCACAAAACTTTCAAAAAGATAATCCAGAAATATTTAATAACTTAAAGATAAGTGGTTATTACTTAAACATTGATAATCCATATGAAGAAAAAAGTTATGATGATATTATTGTAGAAAAAACATTATTAAGTCCTGACCAGTATCGTAGAGCTGTAAACGATACTATAGGGTTCTTTAGATATAAAACATTTTCAAAGAAAATAGATGCATTAGACACATTAACATCACAACAAAAAACTATATTTAAACGTAGTTATAGAAACGAATTAAAACTTGGTTTACCTGGTTTTCAATCAGAAGAATATGGACAAATGAATCCACCTTCTACTGATGATATATTTACTGAAATGAAACAACAATGGTTAACAAACCCAGCAATATTAGAGCTTGACGCTGGTAAAGGTTTCGCTGCTATAATGGAACACTGGAATTATGCATCAGCATTATCTACTGATTACTCTAGTACAAAGAATCCTGACTGGTGGTTACAGTC